GCTGATAATAATAAGTACATTGTCGACATTTTTAGGGAAAGGCTCGATCCTGCGAGGCAACCTCAAAAGATTATTGATATTTATGAAAGATTCCATCCAAAGAGAATGAAGATAGAGACTGTTGCGTATCAGGAGGCATTGAGAAGTGCTACCAGGGCTATAATGCTCGAAAAGAATTTATACATCCCTGGATTAGAGAAAGGGGTGAAACCGAGGAACCGAAAAAGTGAGAGATTATTATCATTAGTGCCCCTGTTTGCTAAAGGTCAGTTTTTCTTTAGACCTCAAGACCTCTCTGCACAGCAAGAGTTCTTATCTTACCCCAGAGGAAAGAATGATGATGTGATGGATGCGATATGGACTGCATTAGAAGGCTCGAGACCTTGTAGGGTAAAAAGGGATGAGTTTGACCCGAAGAAGGGGGCTGAAATAAAAAGTAATAAAATACTTGACTGGCTAACCATGTAGGTTGTAATATTAAATGATGGCTTATAACTCCAAATCACAGAAATCGGGCAAAAAACTCGTTGAAGAGACGCAAAGTCTCTGGAAAACCTATTCTCAAAAGCGTGAACGATGGGCACACCATGCTCAAGAAGATCGTGAATTCAGATTAGGTAAGCAATGGACATCAGATCAGAAGCGAATTTTAGAAGAACGAGGACAAGCAGCCCTTGTTGTTAATCGTATCCATCCAGCAGTAGAGGCTGCTAAGGCTCTCATAACTGCAAATAAACCTCAATTCAGAGTATCCCCAAGAGAAGATAGTGATAATTCAGTGGCTCAGGCTGTAAATGGATTATTAGAATATATATGGCAGATATCAGAGGGTAATACTGTTTTAAGAAGAGTTGTAGACGATTATTATGTTACTGGACTTGGCTGTGCGTTAGTATATATAGACCCAATGATGGATATGGGGAAGGGTGAAGTTTGTATACATGATATTGATCCGCTAGATGTCTATATAGACCCTAATTCTAGAAGTCCTCATGGTGATGATGCAGAAAATGTAATTATATCAAGGCTTTACACTAAAGACCAGGCTAAGGCCTTATACCCAATGTATAAGAAGGCTATTGGTAATGCCTCTACAGAAAATTTTATGACAGACAGGCCATCCACTGGAAGAGAAGACGATGGTGAGACGACTTGGCCTGAGTCTCCAGAAGTACAGACAATAGCAAACTTTGGTGATAATGATGAATATATTAGAGGGTATGAAAGATACTATGCTCTAATGATTGATCATCATAGGGTCTATGAGAGTATGACTGGGGATGAGGACTTATTGGATGATAAGGAGTTTGAGGAGTATCTACGACAACCCGCCTGGATAATTCAGGGGCAGACTGTTGTAGAGCCAGAAGAAGCTCAGGCTGCTATTCAGCAATTACAGCAAATTTATCAGCAGCAATTAGAGCAAGGTAGGGCTCAGGGTAACCTAGAGTTACCAGAAGAGCCTGATGTCCAGGAGATAACATTTGCTGATCTTGTCCAATCGGGAGCTATTGAAGTGGTCACAGTCCCAACAAAAAGAATTAAGCAATGTGTGATCATGGGCGATAAACATTTATATTCTCGTATCCTCCCAATTGATAAGTATCCTATTGTGTTCTTTATGAACCAACATACCCGTACCCCCTATCCAATGTCAGATGTTCGTATGGTTAAGGGTATGCAGGAATACATCAATAAAACGAGAAGTTTAATTATTGCCCATGCCACCACTAGTACTAATACAAAGATTTTAATACCATCAGGTTCGGTAGATATGAGGGAGTTCGAGCAGAAATGGGCCCAGCCTGGAGTAGCCATCGAGGTTGATTTTGATCAAGGGCAGCCAACACCAGTTCAGCCAACTCCCCTACCGAACGAGCTATATAACAATGAGACTACTGCTAAGAATGACATTGATCATCAATTGGGTTTATATGAGATGACAATGGGTAATTCAGCTGTTGCTCCTCATACATATAAGGCCACTGTAAGTCTAGATGAGTTTGGTCAGCGAAAGATGAAGAGTAAACTTGCCGATATAGAGGCTGGATTAAACAGGTTGGGACAGATAGTTATCCCTATAATGCAGCAATTATACACTACTCAGAAGATCGTTAGGTTAATTCAGCCTAATAACAGTATGAGCGAGTATGTCGTTAATAAACGGTTGTACGATGACCATTCAGGCGAGATTAAAGTTTTAAATGACATAACAGTTGGAAAGTACGATGTAGTTGTAGTTACAGGGTCAACGATGCCGACGAATAGGATGGCTCAACTTGAAATGTATATGGATGCGTATGAAAAGGGTATTATTGATAAGCAAGAAGTATTAAAGAAGACAGAGGTCTTTGATATGGAAGGCGTATTACAAAGAACAGATTTAATAGATCAGTTGAAAGGCCAATTGGAGCAAGCAACTGAGACTATAAAAAGTATGCAAGGAGACTTGCAGACAAGAGAGCGTGAAATTTATCACGCCAAAATGAAAGCCGAAATCGAAAAAACGAAGTCCAATTTGAAGGGAACTGAAAATCGGGCAAAAATGTCTGGCACTCTATTCGAGAAACGCCTAGATGACGCTTTAGGGCAAGTTAAAAAAGAGGTAGCGGAAGCTTCCTCTAAACCAGGCTCACCTTCTTCAAGCCCTAAGAAGAAGCAGTCTAAAAAATAGGAGACTATTATGGCAGAACTAGAACAATTGACTACCTCCCCTCCACCTGAAGTTCACAGTGTTGATCTACAGACAGAGGAGAGCTCTTTGGTCGATGATGTCATTTTTGGTGGAGAGAAGGGTAGCGTATCAGAAGCCTTCCCAGATGAAACTGAACAAGCAATTGTTGAGAACTCTAGTACAGAGTCAGAATCTCAGGTAGAACCTTCTGTAGAAGTTAATCCAGGTAACGAAGAAGTACGGTATCAGTACTGGCAGTCCCAGGCAGATAAACTGCGTAATGAGCGTGATCAGTTGCAAACCCAATTTAATATATTGGCTGCACAACCTCAAGTTCAACAACAGCAGGAAGAACCTGAGGCGGCCCCTGAGCCAGAATTTCCAGCTCCACCCGAGAAGCCGCAGAAACCTTATAATTTCTCAATGGACGAGGCGTTATCCGACCCCTCATCTGAAAGTGCTAGATTTGTTCAAAGTGAGCAGGTTTGGCGTGACCAAATGGATGAGCACAAGAACTTACAGTTCGAGTACCAAATGGCTATGATGGAAGATGAGAGAGAAAAGTTACGCAGGGATCGTCAAGATGATATACAGCGTCGTGACGCTGAGCAAAAGCAGGCAGAGCAATTGAACGGAATAAGAAGTCAAATTATGGATCAATATAAGGTTGATTCACAGGTTGCCGAAGATTTCGTAAGAGTTATGTCTGATCCGAGTTCTATCAGTCTTGACAACCTTTGGAAATTATATGCATCGGATAGGGGCTATGGCTCCCCTCAGCAACCTACGAATTCACCCTCTGGTGAGTTTCAACAGGTTAAGAGGGCACAGCAAATACCTGCTTCGATGGGAGTTATGCCTTCTCAAACGAGACAGAATGAGGGCTCTGTAGAAGATAAGATTATAGATAGTATGATAACTGACTATAATAAACAGAACCCTTGGAGTTAAAACTAATAGGAGTTAAAGATGGCAAATCAATATAGTATAACCGCTGGTGGCGGTATGCAGTCATCCTCGATTGATCATTCCAGACGAATGTACAATTTCGGGGAAAAAGTGTCAGAACTCGCTCCTAAACAGTCTCCATTCTTTTCATATTTGTCTAAAGTAGCCAAGAAACCTACTGATGATCCTGTTTTTAAATTCTTAGAGCAGCGTCATCAATGGCAACGTCGTAATTTTGAAGTAAAAACAGCAATGACTACCTCTGCACATAGTGGTAGTGATGCTAACTTCAACCTTACTAACTTGCAGGTTGATTGTCTATATGATAAATATGGCAGGGTCGTAACCACAGCAACACTCCCGAACTTCATTCTAGAAGGACAAATGGTAGTGATTGAATGTGAGTACGATGCTAACGGTACTGATGCAGGCGTCGGTTCTGAAACTGCGGCTAAAGCATATTATAAAATTAACGCAACTCCAGATGTAAGCAATGCTGCTTATGCTGAAATTGATGGTACTTTTATAAAAGTTGTTTATAAGCCTACGGGTTCAGTCAGCGGAGAGATTGCAGAGGCTTCTGCTTCTAAGTTAATCTTTCGTGCCGATGGCAAGGGTCAAATCGTTGGTTCAGCTTTTGCTGAAGGTTCAACTGATCCTGAAGGATGGAAAGACGAGTTCTATGATAGAGAAGGATATTGTCAGATTTTTAAGACGGCAATCTCTTTGTTTAGTGGAACTTCATTAGCTACCCGCTATCGTGGTGTATCTAATGAGTACAAGCGAGTATGGCAAGAAAAGTTAATGGAACACAAGATGGATTTAGAACACGCAATGTTATTTGGCGTAGGTTCGGACGATTCCACATCAACAGGGCCTGTAAGACGGTCATGGGGTATTGTACCCTATACAGAAGCTTATGGTAAGATTAAAACCTTTACTTATGCTTCCTCGTCTTATGATGACTTTATTGATGCTATGGAAGATGTCTTCTCACCTGAATCAGGTAATAGCGGGAATAAACTAGTCCTTGCTTCACGCAAAGTCTTGTCTTACTTTAACAAACTTGGCGGAAGCTCTTTCTTAGGCAACACAATGGCACTTGGACACACTGCTACAACTAGTGGTGGTTCAAATGGTTATTCCGTAGATATCCAGAATGTTAAAGGTTCATTCGGACATAATGTAACACGAGTAAATACTCTTTACGGTGATTTACACTTGGTCGAACAGCCTTTATTCAGGGGTATGTGGGAAGACTATGCTGTTATGGTTGATCTAAAGAATGTAGCTTATCGTCCGTTAGCTGCTAATGGCACATCGAGAGATACGCACATTATCACTAATGTACAAAATAACAATGTTGATGGACGGAAAGATCAAATCTTGACCGAAGCAGGTCTAGAAATATCTTTACCAGAAACTCATACCTTGTTAAAGTTCGCATAATTCAGTAATTTAAGGGGGGTCTTTATGGCCCCCCATACTGGAAAGGTAAATATGAAAATAGTAACAAGTAATGATGTCGGTGGCCCCTGGCAATCTGGAAAAGAAGAAGTCAATGATAATAGCCGCAGACAACAAAATATAAAAGATCGTGGTAAGATAAAAGTTACCAAGAAGAGTAAAAAATGACTAGTGCAGTAGCGAAAGTGCTCATGACTGCTATGAGAAAGAATAGGATGTCTGTTATAAGGTACTACGCCTCTAAGATGGGAGTATCTCGTGGTAAATTGTTATCTACAGCTAAAAAAGTCAATAGAAAAATTCCTAAAGCTAAGAAGATGAGTAAGAGCGAAAAAATGGCTAGGACTAGACAAGGGCAAGAAACCTAATGGCTTTTAGTACAGATATAAGTTATTATGCAGGAAGTGTGACTGGCAAAGATGCAGCTATTACTTCGTTCCTAAGGGCTGGAGTTAAGTGGGTTATAAATCAGATTGAGAAGACCAATCCAGATTTATTGCCATTATTTGCTCAGGCGAGTACTTTAAGCAATTCCCCTACGACTCTTTCACTTACTACTAATAGCAAAATAATAGATGTGGTCAGGAATAATGCTGACGATGGAACTGCCGAGGCTTTAAAATGTAGCCCAGTGAACGCTGCTTATCGGAGTAATGTTGTTAATGCTGATAGTATCTATTACGCAGGAAAGGATTCTCCTGTTTATTATATTGATAATAAGGTGCTCACTGTTAAGCCCACCCCAACAGCAACGCAAACAGCGATAGTAAGTATAGTCTTACCTGATGTTACAGTTGCTTTTGATGATACTAGTATAAGTAATTTTCCTAGTGAGTTATATCATGCAGTAATTTTATTTGCGGCAGTACAACTTTTACATAATAAAATGGCTTCAATGGGGGCATTATTACCCACTGATTTAGATTCGGATACCACAGTATTTGATGCTATATCTGATTATTCGAGTACGCTAAGTGTTTCTAGTAGTTTACCTTCGGCAATCAATATGGGATCAACTGCATTGCCATCTGCTATTTCAGTGTCCGCTAGTTTGCCATCTGCAATAAGTATTAGTTCTGCTCTGCCGAGTGCTCTTAGCATAACTAAGTCATTGCCAGCCACTATATCTCTTAGTACTGGGTTACCGAGTGACTTTTCTACTTCTACATCATTGCCAGCTGATTTTAGTCTTACTGCTGACTTGCCATCAGCTATTGATATGAATTCAATATCTCCTCCTAGTACAGTTGATGTGAGCACTACTCTCCCAACTCTTTCTATATCAACTAGTATTGATAGTGAATATAATGATGCATTAGGAAAAGTAAAGGCTCTTATAAATGTTGGTCTAGCTACTGATGAAGCAAGTGGCAGTGGAGATGATGCGACTGCTCAAAGTGCTGGATATTGGTTAGCCGATGAAGATGAGGAAATGACTCAGGCTACGATACAAGTTGCTACGCAGGAACTACAGAGAGCTTCTGCTTGGTTGCAAAGATTCCAAGCTAGCATGGGAAAAGAGACTCAACAATTTGAAGTCAATGTTTCAAAATATACGACTGAACTGCAGAAAGAGACTGCGAGAGTACAGGCAGATAGTCAAAAGCATTCAGATCAATTACAAAAAGAAATGCAAAGAGTTGCAAATGAAGCTCAGATATATAGCAATGAAGTTCAAAAAGAGGCTCAAGAGATAACAAGCCAATTAAATAAATTTCAAGGGGAGGTACAGAAAGAGACTCAAAGGATAACAGGCCAGTTGGGTAAATATCAGGCAGAATTAGAACTCAAGGGTCAAAAAACACAGACAGATGTAACTATATATACTGCTGAGATACAGAAAGAGTCTGCTAGATTGCAGGCAGAGGCTACTAAATATTCGAGTGAATTGCAAAAGGAATCTGCTAGAGTGCAAAACGAAGCTTCCATATATACAACTGAATTAACTCTTAAAACTTCTCAGATGCAACAACAAGTTTCTGCATATACCAATTTATTAGGGAAGGAGACTGCAAGAGTTCAGAATGAGGCAACTATTTATACTACTGAATTACAAAAGGAATCTGCAAGGTTACAAGATGATCTTTCAGAGTATAATGTAAATTTACAAAAAAAGATTTCCCTTTATACTACAATTATTAGTAAGTTAACCACAGATTACCAATGGCTTCAGAGCCAGTATCAAGTTGTAAAACAGGAACTTGGTGAATTTATGATGCCATATACTGCACCAGGCATGACAGATAGTACTGTAGAAAGAGTAAGACGTTGAAATTAAAAGAGATGGTAGAAATGGTTCAGCAGCATCATCCAGATATGGGGGTGACCGAGATCGTTAAGATGCTTAACATATCTCAGGATGAGTATAGTCAGAGGACAAGAATGCTTGAAAAAGCTACACAGTTTGACCTAGCTGATGGTCAAAGATATTATGCGTTAGATGGTGCAATTCTTGAAATTAAGTCGGTAGATATGGAGAGTGCTGATGGTAGTGCAGACCATGTGAATATACCAAAGTTAGTTGGTAGACCGATAAGAAGGGACTTAACTTAATGGCTGGGACTTATGTAGATACCTGGAGTAATAAGTATGCTTTAAACCAGTGGGTTTGGTGGACTGAAAGAGATGCGGTTGGGATTGCGAAGTTTAATCCTAGTACTGAGAAATTTACATCTCCAACCACGGCTCAGGATGGTAAGAAAATTACTTTATTTTACTATAAGAAGGCTGCACAGTTTACTGAGCCTTCTGCTGTTGGGTTTTCATGGACAGCTGTAAGTGATTTTCCATCGCAATTTCATGATTATGTAGTTGCGAAAGCTATAGCATTAGGATATGAAAAGAAGCCTGAGACTATTCAATTGGCTCAGTATTTTCATGAAAAATTTGAAAAGGGTGTTAAAGAAGGAAGAAGCTTTGCTTATAGGGCAAGAGCTGGCACCGTTAAGTACATAAAGGCAGTCGACTTTTAAAGGAGGTTATCATGCCAGGATTACTAGATAAAATAAAAGAGTTCGCTTCCCAGCAGGGAGAGAACTGGAGAACAGCGAGAGAACGTCAGAGTTCTGGTGGAAATAGAAATCCATTTTTAAAGACAGATCAAGAGCAGGCCCAACTAGCAAGAGATCATAGCGGTGGTGAGATAGGTCAAGTGGCTAATCGGGCATGGGCTAGTAAGATGTCTGCTGGTACTCCTGATAGTGTAGCTGGAACATCTGGAATGAGTTTTAATCCTGAAGACTCAGATAGTGTCATGGAGATGCAGAGATCGTTAAATGCGGCTGGTATAACAGATAAATGGGGAAACGCTCTGTCCGAAGATGGTCGGATGGGCCCAAAAACATTATCAGCTTTAAGGTCTATGCAAGAATCTAGAGGTCAGTTTATAGGGCCAGAGGGTTCTGATGAGCAGGCTTTAAATCAAGACTACCAGGAAGATCATGGCAGATTAAATGAGACTGGGAATCCAGTGATGAACCCTAGTAATTGGTGGGATAAACTTACTGGAAGAACCCCAGAGGAGGGGCATATCCAAGAATATAATCCTCAAATGAGGGCTCCTGAGCCTGGGGGAAGAATGGGTGCTTACAAGAAACCTAGTGGTGGCGGAAGGATGTATTAATGGCAATTAATACTAGAGCATATGATTGGGAAAGAAATAATTTTGGGACGACTGAGTTCGATGATCTCAGTGGTTGGGCTTTTACCGATTTAGGGAATCAGTATTTCAATTCATTTGTTACTGATAACTTTACCTCTGTTGCTACACCATCAAGTCCAACGCTAAGTGCAATTACAGTAGGTTCAGCATCTTATACAGATCAGTCTGTGAGTGCTCCTACTTATACAGAAGTAGAAATAATAAGTGAGAATTTTTAATGGGATCATTATCAGGCCCTAACAAAATAAAGGATGTTTATACAAAACTTGTCTTTAAAGGCACGGATGGACTTCTTTATACAGACGATGGAACAGACGATGTGGAGGTTATGAACCCCGCAATCCAGGGTGTATTAAAGAGTACAACTCTTCCTGGTTCTGGAACTGAGGGAGACCTCTATTATGATACCGATGACGATAAACTTTATGCTAGGGATGAAGACTCATGGAATGAGATAGTCACTAGTATATCTGGAACTGTCGATGGCGGTTCCTATTAACAATGAAACAAGGAAGTAACTATGGCACGAAATAATGCAATACAAATAAGGCGAGGAGCCGATGGCTCTGTACCTTCTGGTAGCATGGTTGCAGGTGAACCCCTATTTAGTACAGATAATAGCAAGTTTTACATAGCAACTGATGCGACTACCAAATCGTGGATTGGAGCACCTATTGTTGACCAAGATAATATGGGAGATGATAGTGCTGTTAAATTAGCGACTCAGCAGAGTATTAAAGCATATGTAGATGCCCAAGTAGCGGCTAAAGACGCTCTTTCTGAATTAACTGATACAACTATATCCTCAGTAGCAACTGGGCATTTGTTGATTTATGATGGTTCAGATTCTTGGGATAATAAAGCAATGAGTGGAGATGCTACTATAAATAGTAGTGGTGCTCTTACAATTGCAGCTGACGCAATTCAAGGAACAATGATTAACGATGATGTGGCTGGGGATGGACTTCAAATATCCTCAAATACTCTTGCAGTTAAATTAGATAATAGTTCTCTTGAGACAAATAGTGATACTGTTAGAGTGAAAGCTCTTGGTGTTACTAATGCTATGTTAGCTGGTTCAATTGCAAATGCAAAGCTTTCCAATTCAGCAATAACCATAAGTGATGGTTCTAACACAACAGCAACTTCTCTCGGTGGTACTATGACATTCTCAGGTACTTCTAATGAGGTGACAGTAGCTGAGTCTGGTGGAACGGTTACGATTGGTCTTCCAAATGACGTTACTATCGCTGGGAACCTTATCGTTTCAGGTGACACTGTGACCACAAATGTGGCAACGGTTTCTGTTGAAGACCCTTTAGTGGCTTATGCTAGTGGGAATAGTGCAAATGCAGTAGATATTGGTTTCTATGGTAAATATGTAGAGTCTGCTACAACTAAGTATCTTGGACTAGCTTGGGATGCAGACCAAACTGAATTTATTCTCTTTGAGGGTAATCAGTCTGCTCCTACTACTACAGTAAATAAGAGTGGTACAGGATTCGCTTTATCTGACTTAAGATTAGGGACAATTCACGCAGCGACTGTTGATGGTGGCTCATACTAGAAATGGAGTAACATATGGCTCGTAATAATAAAATTCTTCTTATGAAGAAGAGCGGGACTTCTAGTCCAGCCCCAAGTGCAGGTAGCTTGGAATACGGAGAATTGGCTATAAACTATCATGCTGATGTAAGCACAGTCTATTTTAAGGATAGTGACGACACAGTAAAATCTATAATTGGTGGAAATGCTGCTACAGTAGACACTGCGACTGCTTTAGCGATAGCGTTAGGATGATAAATGGCTAATACTTTTAAATTAAAAACAAAGCCAAGTCTTACTACAAGTTTAGCTGCTTATTATACTGTACCAGCTGGCACTACTGCTGTTGTTCTTGGAATATCACTTGCTAATATAACTAGTAGTAGTGTAACTGCAGATGTGTTAGTAGTATCAGATACTGCTGATGTGGAAACAAATGCTAATAGTTATCTTGGTAAAAGTCTACCCGTTCCAGCAGGAGGTACTCTAGAAATTATGCAGGGCAATAAACTGGTCTTGCAAACAACAGATGCTATTCAAGCAAAAGCAAGTGCTACATCTTCTGTGGACTTGCTTATTTCAGTTATGGAGATCACCTAGTGGCCTATCATGGTTTTAAACCAGCAGAACAAGCAATTCAGATTGGTGACGATGAGATTCTATCATCGCACATCTCTGATGGCGTAATTGTAAATGCGGATGTAAATGCTTCAGCAGCTATCGCTACCTCTAAGGTAAGCGGTGCAGTAACAAGCATAGGGAGTCATGGACTTGGCTCTTTGGCTACGCTAAGTGCAGTTGCTTCTGCTCAAATCACTGATGGCACAATTGTTAATGCCGATGTAAATAATTCAGCCGCTATTGCAACAAGCAAACTTAGCGGTTCTTTAACCTCTGTAGGTTCTCATGGTCTGGCAACTTCTGCCACGACTGATACAACCAATGCTGATAATATATCTTCTGGCACTTTAGCAGCAGCTAGAGTCGCAACCCTTAATCAGAATACTACAGGTACAGCTGCTACAGTAACTGGTGCAACTCAATCTGCTATTACTGAAGTAGGTACTTTGACTTCATTGGCTACTTCTGGAGAAGTAATGATAAACAATACATCTTCAGGTAATGCA